TCTGGGGTTTCTGGTACATCGCGCCACCCGGCGCCCTAGCACCCACGCCCGCGCGGATCCACACCGAAATGGAACACCGCCGCAATCTGACACGCGCCCACGCGCTCGCTATGGGGGAAACCAAACAATGCGACTAACCTACCTTTGTCTCGCTATCGCCGCGTTCGCCGGATTCACCGGGTTAACCGCATGCGGCCCCGATCAACAGCCCGCCAAGCCGATCACCGTGCACGGCCCGACTCTGCTGATGCCGCCACCCCGCGGGCCGGTCGACCAATTCGGCGATGGGAAATACCAGGTCGGCCCCGACGTGGTACCCGGTCAATACAAAACCGCGGGCCCACCCGACCACAATGCGAAATGCTACTGGGCGCGGTTGAAAGACTTCACCGGATCCGTCCAGAGCGTCATCGCCATGCAATACGGCAACCACGGCCCCGACGTCGCCGTCATCGAACCCACCGACAAAGGATTCGAAACCCGCGACTGCGGTGTCTGGCAGCGAACCGCGACCAAGCCATGAACGGGACCATTCACACCAACCCCCACCCGCTGGCCGGCCACACCGTGCGGCTCCGCGCCGGGGTCACCGACCCGGTACGCGACATGGTCACCGCCGGTGCCGAATTCCGGATCGAAGACTGGTGGGACCGGACCCACGGGAACTCCTGGACCGACAGCCCCAGCAATCCCGCCGCGTTCCAATACGGGCTGCGAATCTTCCGCATCGGTCACATTCCCCTCGACGACGAAGTCGTGTACGGCAAAATCGGCGCATTCGGGCACCTCGTGCACAACACCGAACTCGGGCCGCCGCAATGATCACCTGCTCGACCTGCGGCAACGAAATCATTTGGGCCCGCACCGAAACAGGTAAACGAATGCCCATCGACCCGACGCCCAGCCCCGACGGCAACCTTGTGCTCTCCCGCGGGGAAATGCTGCCCACCGTGCGGCCGGTGTCCCGGATCTCCGACCGCGCACCCGGAACCCCGCTGTACAAAAGCCACTTCGCGACCTGCAAACAAGCCAGCCAACACCGGGCCAAACCCGCGCAAAAACCGTCGCCCCCAGCGGCCCCCGTGTTGTTTTCCGAAGGCGGCAAAAATGGGACCTGACGACAGATTCGACGCGACCATCCGCTCCGCGACCATCCTGGCGCAAGCCCGCGCCGGGAACTGGGGAACCGCCGCCCACGACATCAACGACCTCGCCGCCGCGCACGGTCCCGCCGGAATCCAGATCCTGTGCATGGGCCTGGCCGACACCCTCGTCATCCACCAAGACGGGTTCGCCAGAGACAACGAGGTGTCCGTGCCGTTGTGGGTCGACGAAGACGGCAACGCCTCCGAGGCCGACGCCGTAGCACGCCACGAGATCCGCTGGGCGGGCCGGTTCGTCGCCGCTCGCGCCGCGGGGGACACCGACGCGTGCCGGGCCCTGTGGGACTCGATCACCGGCGAGGACGAATTCCGGGCCAACGTCTGCGGTCTGCTGGAGGTCGCGGCGACCACCCTCAACGCGATCGGGGCGCCGGCATGACCGCCGCGCAGGTACGCCCGGCGAACCCGTGGTCCACACCCGCCGCGACGCTGGTACTGCCCTCCGACGCGCCCCGCGAGCAGTGGCTAGCGCACCGCCGTAAAGGACTCGGGTCCTCCGACGCGGCACTGCTCATGGGCGTCGGCCACGACAACGACAACGAATACAAGCTGTGGCTGGACAAAACCGGTCGTGCCGGCGACGGCGAACAAACCGAAGCGATGCGCCGCGGGGTGTGGCTGGAACCGCACGTGGTGGAGTTTTTCTCGGAGAAAACCGGGGTGAAAGTCCGGCGCTGCGGGCTGCTCGCTAATAAAGAACAGCCCGTGTTGTTGGCCACCCCGGATCGGCTCACCGAAGACGGCGGGCTCGTCGAGGTCAAAACCATCGGGGCGTGGGCGAAAACCGGCGTGGAATGGCGCAACGGAATCGCCCGGCACGCCTACGTCCAAGCGCAATGGCAGCTCATGGTGTCCGGGAGAACGCACGCGTGGTTCGCCGCCTACGCGATCGACACCGAGCCGATGATCCGCGGCCCGGTGGAACGCGACGACCCCCTCATCGACCGGATGCAGCGCCGCGCGCTGTTCTGGTGGACCCAGCACATCCTCACCGACGAAGCCCCGCCACCGGATTTGGCGACCATCACCGACGAGGAAATCGCGCTGCGCTGGCCCGCCGCCCAACCCGGTGCCACCACCACCGCGGAATGGCCCGCCTATGTGCGGGAAATGCTCGCACGGCGCGCCGAACTCAAAGCGGTCGAAAACAACGTCACCGACGAGCTGGACAGCATCGACCAGGCATTGAAAGTGATGATCGGCGACGCCGAAGCACTCATCGTCGGCGAACGGCCAGTGGTCACGTTCAAAACCCAACGCGGCCGGACCTCCGTGAAACCCGCGCTGGAAACCGACCACCCCGACATCTGGGCCGAGTACGTCACCCGGAACCCATTCCGCCGGCTCAACATCGTGAAAGGCTGGGAAAACGCATGACCGGCGCGGAACTCGCCACCACCCGCGGTTCGCTGGCGGTACGTCCTGACCAGGTTGACTGGACCGACGCGCAGCGAGCTGGCCTCGCGCAACTCGGGATCGACGAGGCACCCCCGGGCGACCAGCTGGTGTTTTTGCATGTGGCGCAGAAAATGGGCTTGGACCCGTTCAACAAAGAGATCTACATGATCGGCCGCTGGGATTCCGAATTGCAGCGGAAAAAATGGACGATCCAGGTCGGGATCGACGGATTCCGGTCCAAGAGTGAGGAACACCCGCAGTACGGCGGTGTGGAAGGCCCCGAATGGTGCGGGCCGGACGGGGTTTGGCGCGACGTGTGGACCGCCGAGGAACCACCCGTTGCGGCCCGGTGCACCGTGTACCGCAAAGACTGGGACAAGCCGATCCGCGCGGTGGCGCACTACCGGGAATACGTGCAGACGAAACGGGATGGCAAGCCCACCGCGATGTGGGCCACCAAACCAGCGGGCCAGCTGGGTAAATGCAGCGAAGCATTAGCCCGCCGCAAAGCGTTTCCGCGCCGGCTTACGGGTGTGTACATCGACGAGGAACTCCAGCACCTCGACAACCCGCAGCCCCGGATGGTGATCGAGTCGCACCGCGAAGACACCCCGGCGGAACAGGCCGCCCAGCCCGAGCCCGACTGGGACGCGATGATCCACGACGCCGAGTGGACCAAAGACAAAGCCGCGCTCAAGAAGGTGTGGGCGCTGGCCCGGGGGATGCGACCCAACGACGGCCCGCTGCTGAACAAGATCGCCGAAGCCGGCGAGCGCATCAACAAAGCCACCGAGCTGGCTGGCTCACCCGACGCGGGAGAGCAACCAGCCGACGATGCCGCTGATAACACCGCGGCGTGACCTGAACCAATCCACTCTTTCTAATGGCCGAATAGGAAAGGTACACGACCCATGCCAACAATGGTTGGATTCGACGTTAACGAAACACTTGATGAAGCATTCCGGAATTTGATAGCCACGATGCAGACTCCCGCTCCGGTTCTCCGGGTGGAGCTGAGCACGGCACCGACCTTCGAGGGGGTGACACGGTTCGCCGCTGAATACTTCGATACGCCGGTCCGGCTCAACGTCGGGCGACTCCGCGAAGCGCTGGAATTCGTCACCGCTAACCCGAAGTATTGGCAGCAAAACGTGTGGGCCCGGCGCAATATGTGCGCCGGTTACGAGGGTGAGCTGGAATTCGTCGGGTGTCTCGGGTATCACATCACGCGGCTCGCCGGTCATTCTCATGGCTACGTCAGCGTGTGCGGCGAAACGTGGACCGTGGCCGATGGTCGGCATATGTACGAAGCTGCCCGCGAGGCAATCGGGCTTAGCCGTTTGCAGGCCGACGATCTATTCCATCCGGGCAACAGTCTTGAGGATTTGTGGAACATCGCCGAGGGCATCACCGAGGGCGCTATCAGCTCGCCATTCCGGCGAAACAAAGTAAAGGAAATCGCGTGGTAAATACCGATTACACGGCGGTCATGCTGTTAGTGGACCGGTCCGGTTCCATGCAAGCGATTCGCACCGCGGCGGAAGACGGAATCAACGAGTTCATCAACAGTCTCAGGCACACCGAGGGTAAGCGCACCATCCGGATCGCTCAATTCGATTGGGGCCACGTCGATGGGTTGCGTTACGAATCGACCGACTCCTGCGATCCGACATTGATCCCCGAATTCAGTCTGGAGCCAAGGGGCACCACGCCGCTCCTTGACGCAATGGGCACGGCGCTCACCGAATTCGGTAATGAACTTGCCGCGCTCCCGGACAACCAGCGACCCGGTGTCGTGATATTCGCGATCATGACCGATGGGCTGGAAAACTCATCCCGCGAATTCACCTGGGAACAAATCAAGGGAATGGTGCAACACCAGGAATCCGATTACGGCTGGCAGGTCGTGTATTTGGGTGCGAATCAAGACGCGATCGAAGTCGCGCAACAACTCGGCGTGCCCCGTCATAACACCATGACCTACGCCGCCTCGGATTACGGAACGCGGTCCGCGACGCAAAGCCTCACCAGTTACGTGGCCACCGCCGCATCCGGCCAGCAAGCCGTTTTCACCGATGCACAACGAAAGGACGCTATTAAATAGCAATCCACGCGGATTAGCAAAGAATGAAAGTTCCGCGCCCTGGAAAGGAAACACACGGATGAGCGCAGCACCCGCACCGCCCCGCCAAGACCCCATCGACGAAAGCCTCGAAGCCGCCCACCTCAAAGTTGTCGGCGCCAGCATGGACGCCGTCCAGAACCCGCCGAAAATCGATGACCGGATGAAAATCCTCGTCGAATGCGTCTGCACCGGACGCGGGCTGGCGCGGCGCAAAGACGGCGAACTCCGGTACACCGCGACGTTGTCCGTCGTCGACATGGAGGTCGTGGAAGGGCCCACCACCCCAACGGGCGATCCGGACTTATTCACCGCACCCGACGACGAATGACCCGGCGATGGCGCCCGCTAGTACGGGGCACTTCCTCGGCGATGCAGTACTGCCGAGCGCTCTACGGCTAGTGGGCGCCGTCCGGGCCGGCAACCCCACCGAAATCCTTGACGCTATCGCCGCCGCACGGGAAGCAACCGACGACCACCCTTACTGGCGCACCGCGCTGATCGTCGTCTTGGCCGGAATGGTCAACGACGAAGCAACACCCAGCGAGCTGTTGTCGTGGACCGCTCAATGAACGCATTACCCAACTGCGGGGGGGTCAACGCGACGGTGAGTATCCGCCTTATCAACGAGGTACTCGACCACGCGCCCGCCGAGCTGACGCCAGTGGAACGGCTACTTCTCGTGGCCCTCGCGGAGAAGGCAAACGACCTCACCAGGAGGTGCTGGCCGGGTATGGAACTACTCACCAAACGACTGGGAGTTGGAGAACGTCGGGTTCGACAAGTTCTCACTGAGCTAGCGACGCGGGGCTATGAACTTCGGGTGCCCGCGGGATGCAACAAACGGGGCGAGCCGGTGTTTGCGACGAGGGGTCATCGGACCGTCTACGAGATACCCACGTTCGGCCCCAAAGGGGGAAGCGTACTGCCGCCTTTGGAGCCCTGAAAGGGGGAAGCGTACTGCCGCCTTTCGGGGGCCGAAAGGGGGAAGCGTACTGCCGCCTTTCGGGGGGAGAAAGGCGGAAGGAACCGGTACCCCTTTGGCGTCCCCCCCTGCACCCCCCCTTAAAAGCAACCCTCAAACACCAGGGCTGCCGCCCCCCTCGCTTCGCTCGGGGGTTGCCCTCGGAACCGCTGATCACTCTGCTTACGTGGTTGATTTGAAACTTAAGTTAGCAAGGAAACCACAGAACGCGCGCGCGAATTAGACGAAGGACGATCCGATGCATGAACAAGACTTGGCTTTCACCCAGCTTCGACAAGAAGCTCTGGCCCTACCCGAGCCATGCGCATATTGCCACGCCGAAACCGGAAAACTTTGCGTCAACAAGAAAAACGGGTATCCGCTGGAACACGTTGCAGCGCACTACGCCCGGCTCAAGTTGATCGGTTTGGACAAAGCGAAGGTGACCCGGTGATCGAGCCCAACGATTCGATCCTCATCACGATCTGCCCGCACTGCGACGGCGTATCTAATTATCAAAGCCCCGTCAACAGCGAACCGGATTTTCCCGTTACCGGTGATGCCTCGATCTGCGGCGGCTGCGGCGAAGTATCCGTTTTCGACTTCGCTTTGCCCAACAATCTACGACTCCCCACCGAATCCGAGCAAGCCAATATGGCGGGCCATCCCGCCATATCCGAGGCCCGTGCCATTATCGCTTCCCGGAATTTGTGATGACCGCTTCCGCTGTGGTGACCACAATCGAACCGCCCGGTTTAGCGAAAACCGCCATCGGCGTTGTCGAGCCCGACGTGATCGAGGTGCAGGTCGTCCTGAGGGAGGCCGATGAAACCCGCCGAACCGCGTCTGTTAGCCTTCCGGCCAATGCCAGCGATGGCGACATCGCCGTAGCATCCGTTCGTTGCCTAATAGGTTGTGCAACAATGCGTGGCCCGGGTTTGGCCCGAGCGGTCCAGCGATTGATATCAATCCAATGACCGCAACGCCAATGCGAGTCGTTGGAATCGACTCGGCGCTTTCCCGGACCGGCATCGGAATAGTCGAATTCGATGGGCAGCGCTGTCGAGCGCAAACCCACGTTATCGCCACCGAGCCGAAACCGGGATTCAGTCGAATCGCCGGTCGCCGCGTCAGGATCAAAACGGTGACTAACCGCGCCGCTGTGATTATTCCAGCGGAAGCGGAACTCGCTTTGATCGAAGGCCCAGCACTCGACGCCGATTTCGGCAATTCCTGGGACAGGGCACATGTCTGGTGGTCAATCATCGACATCCTGTTCGACCGAGGAATTCCGGTAGCGGAATTGGCACCCGCCACACTGAAAAAGTGGGCGACGAAATCCGGTCGAGCCAGCAAAACACTGATGGTGCAGTCGATGCACTTAATGTGGCCCGGGGTGCCTTGCACAATCAGCGAGCAACGACATCACGAATGCGAATCCCTCGCCATGGCGACCATGTGCGCTCAACGTCTTGCGTGGCCGGTTTCCGTGCGCCCGCATCAAGGCGAAAGCCTCGCCGTCGTGAAATGGCCGGTGGCGGAATGAGACAACGACACTGTCCCCGTTGTGGCGCCGACCTTTACGGCGACGTCGTCCCCGGCCAATACGACCCGGACGGAAAAGAACAGCGGTACCACCGTGGGATCGGTGTCGAAATCTGGGGTATCTATGACGGAATTCTGTTTTACGCCTGCCCGGATTGTCACGGAACCTGGCACCGGTGGACCGCTCAATACAACCCCCAGTTATGGGCTGCGGCCGAAAAATACCGCGCGCGTTTCACCGCAGACATGAGGAGTCAACCGCCGTGTTCGGCATGACCGGCGACCAAGTCTTTCAGCTACTCGACGACTTAGGCGGGTGCCTATTCCTGCTGGCGCTCGTCTACATCATTTCCAAATTCTGGTAACGACACTGAGGGGGAACCCAAGTGAATATCCGTAGAGCCGCGCTCGTCGCGGCCGGCATGGTGGTCTGCGCCACCACCGCTGGCGCGTGCTCCGTCGCCAACCCCGACCCCAGCCAAATGGCCCTGGACTACTCCGGTGGGCCGTTTTCGTCGCAGAGTTTCGTGAGCTGCGTGCGGCCCGGTGTCCGGCACGTCGACTGGCCCAACAACACCATGGACTACTACCCGGTTGGCCAAAGGTCGTGGGATTTCAGCAACAAACCCGGCGCTGAGGCACCACCCATCAAGATCAGCACCAAGAACCAGACCGAGCTGTTCGTGTCCGGATCGGTCACGTTCACCTGGGACGACAGCTGCAAGCCATACAGCGAGTACCGCATCGATCCCAGCAACGGGAAGACGACCCTCGTGCATGAGTGGCCCGGTGGTCTCGCGCAACGCTTCCACGACACCATCGGCCGGCACACCGGGGCGGCGGCCACCGATGGCGGCCAGCCCCAACCCGAGGGCTGGAACAACGACGTCGCGCTGTACGTGGGCGGCCCGCTGACCATCGCGATGAACAACGCGGCGCTGCGGTTCAACTGGGAAGACCTGTACAACAACCCGCAGGCCAAGACGGACTGGCAGCTCGACGTGGAACGCCAGCTGCAAACCCTGGTCGACCAGAAAGCCGGCGCCCGGCATTTCATCATCAACCAGGTGCAGTTGGGTAAGCCCGAGCTGCCCGACCAGCTGCGCACCGAGTTGGAGAACAACCAGGCCGCGACGATCCGCGCGACCACCGCGAACATCGACAAGGGCGCGGCGGCCAGCTTCCCGGGTGGGATCGCTGGCTACACCGGCTACCAGTTGCAGTTGGCCATCGCGAAGGCCATCGGCGCCGGCCAGGTGAAGGTCATTCCGGTTCCCACCGGTTCGATCGTGAGTGTTCCGGCGAAGTGATTAAGGGTCTCATTTACCCGCTGGCGGGTATCGCGGTGGTGGTGATCTTCGTGTTCATCATCGCCGTGGTGCTCACCACTATCAGCGACGCGCGCAAAGCGCGGGCCTTGCACCACGCGAAATGGGAACCGTTCGTCGACGTCAAAGGCGACGGGAAAGCCGAGATCGGTGTGCATCAAGTCGCCCGCTGGGGCCGGCACAGCAAAGTCCTCCACGCCGACAAACGCACCGAACTCATCGACGTGGACGACTTCATCGCCCGAATCAACGCCTACTCCGAAGCCGCGACACGCGCCGAGAACTACAACCAGCTCGACGCCACCACCGAACGAATTCGCACGTGGGACGACACATGACCGACTACCAACCCAACAGCATCCGCCAGGGGCGGCGGAAAACCGATGTGCGCGACATCGCCGAACGGGTCGAACGAATCACCGCGGATCAAAACGACCAGGCGGTGTGCCGCGTGCTGCGATGGGCATTGCGCACCGGCGCCGGCCCCACCGCCGCCGCCCAGGTCTGCGCGACCCTCGGGCTGGATTTGCGCGCCGCGCTGGCCCGCGCCCGGCAAACCAGGCCGGCGTCATGAACGTCACCAGCCGCGACTGGCCACCCGATCCCACCCCGAAACCACCACCACCCAAGCCGTACATGGTGATCACGCTGTTCGCGATCGTGCTGCTCGTCGTCGGATCGCCACTGTTGGCGTGGCTGGTGGCCGCGCTGCCCGGCGACCACCCGTGGGCCCCGGTGATCGTGCCCGCCGGCCTGTTCCTCGCCCTGCTGGTCTTCCTGGCCGGCTCCTACCTCAACATCCGAAACGGGAAAAAATGAGCATCGATGAACTGCGCTGGGAAAACGCCCACCTCCAGGAGGAACTCGCCGAGCTGCGCGAGGAACTCGGAGGACTGCACTGCGCCGGATACGAGCACCGGATCCAGCGCCGCCGGGGACTGCTCGCCGAAATCGAGCGGCTCAACGCCGAACTCGGCAGCAGCCGCGCGCACCGCCAACGACTGAGCACTGCCCTGGCCGACGTTCGCCTGCAACTAGCCGAGCTACGCGACGCCGGCATCGAACGCACCTGGCTCCGTAATCAGCTCAAAGACGCCCGCGCGCGCCTGCAACACCTCGAAGACGCCCGCGCGTGCGCCAGCAAGCCGCGCGCCGCCAACCACGCAGACGGGTGCACGCCGTGCACGCCCCCGCCGGCCAAGATGACTGATCCGGCCGGATGACCTCGACACCCGCAAGCCGGCGGCCAGCTCACCAACCACGACCAGCAGCAACGATCGCCCGCTCACCGTGCAGTACACGTCCTACGGTTCCGGCGGCTGGTCGGTGGTGATCACGCTAACACCCAACTATTCGTTAGCTGCGGCTGCGATATAAATTAACCGGCCGTTCCCCCGTCCAACTTTGATCTTTCCCTATCGCTAAGGAGCAACACCCCCGCATGTCGATCAAGCAAACCGTCATCAAAACCTGCGACCTGCACCCGGACCGCGAGGGGGCCGAGACCATCGAGTTCTCCCTAGACGGCACCGGCTACGAGATTGATCTTTCCGAGGAGCCGGCCCGGATGCTGCGTGATGTGCTCCAGCCCTACATCGACGCCGGCCGGCGCAAGCCCACGAAGCTGCCGACCGCCACCGACAAGCCCGCCCGCGGGGAAGTCACCGCAACCGCCAAGGCCAAGCGCGACAAGCTCGCCACGATCCGCGAATGGGCGCGCAGCCGGCCCGAGTTCGCGAACCTGGTCACCGACCGTGGGCGCGTCCGCGCGGAGATCGTCCAGGCGTGGGAAAAGGATCAGCAGGGCCACTCCGAGCAGCCGCCGGCCACCGCAGCTGCGTGACACCGACCGACACAACACACATAGGGCCGCCCGGCTGGGAACCAACTGACCCCAGCCGGGCGCCCCGCGGATGTTCGCGGTGAGTACCGGTACACGTTGTCGCGCTACCCGGTGACTGACCGTGAGATTTGATATTTTCCCTCAAGCATCCAGCAGGACACCAACACCACCCGCGGGGGGACGCAGCCGTTGGAGCCGGTAGATCGACCCACGGTGCTGCTGGAACTGCCAGCCGATGTCGTGGACACACTCTCCCAAGCCGTCGTCCAGAGAATCGGCGGCTCGGAACTACGCGGTCTGGTGATCGTCGCTGAAACCGACGTGGCGGTAGGCATCGCCGCCGCGGATTGGTTGCCACCCGAGGTCCAAGCAGACATGATCAGGGTCGCGCACCAAGTTGTGGTGCGCGGGTTCTAACGGCTGCTGCTGTCGCGCTGCTGCTGATCCTCAGCGGCGTACTGGGCGGCGAGACCCCTGGGGATCACCGCCATCCGGAAGCCGTACACGTCGCGGCGATACTGCGGCGGCGTGCTGTGGTCACCGTCCCTGTTACCGCTGTGGCCGTCGCCGTCGTGCTGTGGTTTCCCGACTCGGCTCGGTAGGCGTGGCGATTCGACGGAGCTGCCGATCGTGGCCACGTCCACCAGCAGCGCGCAGACCCGCTCGTCCAGCGCCGGCCACATGCTGGTCAGCTCAGCCCACAGCTGTTCCCGTGATCGGGTGTCACCCATCACCGCCGGCACATGATTTGGCGGCTCGGGCTGCGGATCGAAACCCGCCTTCCTTAGCGCGTCATTGATCGGGATCCCGCACGCCCTGGCCACCTTGATCACGTTGGGCATCTGACCCCGCTCGGGCGGGTTGGGGCCTTCCCAGTGCGCGATCGTTTGGGCGGACACGCCGGACAGTTTGGCGAGTTCGCCGCGCGAGAGACCCCTGGCCCTGCGGCAACGCCGCAGCTCCTCGCCCAACTCCCGCATCGTCACCGCTTGAGTGTTCCACAGTCGCCAGGTCCGCGGGAGTGATAGTCAACGGATGTAATTGCGCTAGATCTAAACTAGCTCTAATCTAGATTTCTTCCTGGTCAGGGCCTGGACCCCCAGACCAAGGGTGTATGTCCGCATCGGGCACCGTCAGCGGCACACGCGGCGAACTCGACGCGGACCCAACCCGAGGAATCACGACTTGCCTGTTGGGGGATGGTGGCTTGTCTGGAACACGACGGCGCAACTGGCGGCCCGACCGCTCCGCACTCACAGGTAGCCGGGTTCCACTGTGACCCAAGATCGTTGCGCCCGCACCGCAACAGCCTGCATCGTGGCGGCGCTCCTCAGCGCCGGCATCGAGGCCCAAGCCGAGGAACCCGATGATGACGTAGTCGCCATCAACGTCGTCGTCCACGAGCAGCGCTACCGACTTGCCCTGCAACCGCCAAGCGGCCAGCGCCGTAGCAACGTGATCTACGTTCGCTGGAGCAAAAACCAGCCCCGCGAACTGGAAACATTCCTGCCGCTGCCCCCAGATCACCCAGCCTTTGGTGAAGAGTGCCTCTGGTGCCAGGAGCCCCTCGGCAACGGTGAGCTAGTCCAGCTTCTCGTGATCGGCGCCACTACCCAACGGGACCGCATTGCGCATTTCCTGGGCCTCGAATACAGCGCCATGGCTGCGTACGGCCACGGCGTATGCGTCTCAGGTGAACCGCCCCCCTAATGAATCCACTCAGGTCGTCTGAGAAAACAGGCGCCGGGCCGCTGGGCAGAAAAGGGTGGCGCCGAGCCGCTTCCGTGGGCGCGCGTTAGTTACCCTGGCCGCATGGTCGGTCAGGGGGATTCCACTGCGCCGAAACCACCATTTCGACAATGACGCGTTGCGCGAAATGCCACCAACCCGACGGCCTGATGCTGTGCAACAACTGCACCACCGCGCTGCGCATCGAACTCGGCGACGTTCCCGCACTACTCGCCGATCTCGACATCACCCGATCCCGGCAAGACCAACTCGTCGCCCGCTACGGCAACGGGCCCTCCGGCAGCGAAAACCCGCTGCCATACAAAACTCATGTCGCCGAAGTGGTGTGGGTGCTCCACCACACCCTGTACAGCTGGGTCACCACCCTCGCCGGTGCGCAACCGCTGGGCAGCAGCATCCCCATGGGCGCCCCCACCTCCGGTGCCCTATCCCGCCACCTGCTCAGCCAAATCCACCACATCCGGGTCCGGGTCGACGCCGGCCAGCTCGCCGAGGAAATCACCTCAGCTGTCCACCAAGCCCGCCACGCCATCGACCGGCCCAACGACAAGCGGGCGTTCCTCGGGCCCTGCGGCGCGCAGCTGCCCGACGCCACATACTGCGCCCAGGAGGTGTACGGCGTGCCAGGCAAACAAACCACCACCTGCCCCGCGTGCGGCGCGGTGCACAACGTCACCGAACGCCAACAGTGGCTACTCGACATCGCCCAAGACCGGCTCGGCACCTCAACGGAAATCGCCGGTTTCCTGCGCACCGCTGGCGTAGGGTGCACCCCCAGCATGATCCGCAACTACGTCGCCCGCGGTCGCCTGAACCCCGCACCCGACACCGACCCGCCGCTGTACCGGATGCGCGACGTCCTCACCGCGATCCAGGACCGGTACCGACACAAGCCCCGCCGCAACGCATCATGAATTTGTGAGCATTAACACGCATAAATCTACATTTGTGCACGGGATTACCGAATGAACCTGAGCGTTGCGGGCCCGTGTTAATAAGCCCCTATTGGCGTGCACCGAAACCGGATGCTACGGTGCGCCAAGGTTCCACAAATTTGCCCGCGTGGACGCCGGGCCCCCCTCAGTCCAAATGGGAACGGCAGTCCCGGGCAACACGAGCCGCCTCCGGGCAGCACCACCACCGCTTCCGGAGGCGGCTCGTTTCACCTGATGTGCGCACCGCAGCGAAAGTGATCGGCCTCCTACTCGGTGTTGCGACACTCGCGACACTCACCGGACTCATCATCGCCGGCACCACCATTGGCCTGGCGTTATTGCTCATTCGATAGGAAAACAAAGGGGCAACCTGTTCATCGAAACACGATGCCCATTAGCCTGCCCCGGGCAACACCTGTCGAGTACGAGACCAGAAACGCGGGTCACCGGCGCGGTGACACACGATCCGAGCTGCTGGTCACAACGAAGGGAAACCATCAGCAATGCGTAAGCTCGCCGCCCTAGCCGGCACCGCCGCTCTGTCTGCCGGGCTGCTGCTCGGCGCCAGCGGTGTCGCCCTCGCGGACACCTCCGATGACCATTCCGTATCCGATGACCACGCGGACTACTCGCGGCACCACACCCCGTCACACTGCTCCGACCGGCACTCGCTCAACGTGAGCTGCAACGACATTCACCTGATCGGCCTCGGCAACATCTTCTGATCGTGCACCCCCCCACCAAAGGGGAACCTGCCCGGCAGGCTCCCCTTTGGTGTTCAGCAGGTCAAAGCATGCTTTGACCACCGACCAACAGGCAGGACGTGACGACCACCATGACTGACACACGCGGCCGGATCGCCACCGTCCGGGGTGCAACTGCAATCCCCGCAGCCGGCGGCCATCACGCCCACCGCAGCGCGGCGCCCATCATCACGGCCACCGCCCCCCTCACCCCGCACGGCAAACCCGGCTGCACCGGCAAAGACGAAGACGACGACCCCGGCGGCAAACCACCCAAGCACCCCAACCAGCCCAAGAAACCCGGCTGCAAATAAGACGGTCAAAGCATGCTTTGACCAGCGTCTTGGGCCAGGACTGCTACACCCAGAAACCCCGGATCGGTCAAAGCATGCTTTGCCCCCCTTGGGGGCGCGCTCACGTCCGCCTGCCGTCCCAGCCGAGCCGCAGCTGCTCGCGCTACCGGCCTGGCCCAGCGCCGCCCGGCGCGCCCCGGCGCCCTCGCGATTAGTGGGAACGCGCCCAGGTTGGCCAGCAGACCCGGATCGGTCCGGTCGCCCGAGCGCAGCACAACTCGCGGTAGCTCGGTCGTCGGGCGCGCCGCCCGGCCGCCCAGAGTCACGGCGCGGCGACCCTCGCCCTCTACGGCCGCCGGCCGCCCGGTTCACCCGGCGGAAACGGCCGCCAAAAAAATGATCAAGGCCCGGCAAGATCGTTTGCGGCTGACCTTCGACCAAGATCGTTGATCTCCGTTCAAGATCGTTGATCATGGCTGTTTGCGATAGCAATTTGCAGCTGCAAACCACGCAAATCAGACACAGCTGCTGGCAGCCACCCGAACGGCCTATTGACAACCCCAATCCGCCCGAAACGGACAACCCGGGCGGTACCGCTGAACGGGTGAGGTAACCACAATGGTCGCAACCGGCCCCGGTCGGCAAGGCTCACGCTGGCGAACCGCCCAGCGCGAGTGCATGGCCTACGGCGAGGCAAACAACATCCCGTGCGCCATCTGCGGACAGCCCATCGACTACGCGTTCACCCGCGCCATGCATCTGCACCGCCTCGCGGGCACCGTGCACCACCTGATCGGCCTCGCCCAGGGAGGCGACCCCCTAGACCCCGGCAACCTCGCGCCAGCGCACCGAGGTTGCAATACCCGCGAAAGCAACCGCCTACGCCACGCCGCGCGCCGCAACCGCGTACTAACGTCGCGCCGCTGGTGACTTGCTCGTCAACCGTGGCCACCAGCCGCGCGCTGCGGGCTTGCGCCGGCCTGGCCGGTACGTCTCCCCAACCCCGCCGAAAGATCAAGCCTTAGCGGGGCGCTCAGAGCCGGTTAGCGAAAGCAAACGGTCGCGGGCACAAAAAAACCGCCCGACCGGCCCGGCTCACGCCGGGATAGTCGAGCGGTCTCCGTCCCCCCTCTTAATTCCGCCAGTAGCTAGCCCAGTTCGGCGCGTACCCGCTACGGGCAAGCCACTCGAATAAGGTTGCGGCACAGTTCGCCGCTTCCTCCGCAGCGTCGAGCGCAGCGCCACGATCGCTACCCTCTAACGTCGCATATTCCCGATAATGTTGCTCGAACTCTCGCAGTGTCGCGTCAGGGTCCATCACAAGCCTGCCCCAGGATCGTAGCCAACCGTCGGGGGCCTATCCGCAAACAACCGCATAGGAAACACGCTGCGGATCTCGTCCCATACGGCATCATCAGCGGTGATACCCGCGTGATTAACCGCATCGCTTGGCGCAACTAACCCAGCGATAACAGCCGTAGCCGCATCGCTTATAGGCCGGTATTGCCGGTCATCAAAGAGAATCGTTCCGCACTCACATATCACTACCCCGACGCCTTGCACGGCGCTCGGATCATGCTTGCATGGCGGTTCCCATATCAGCTCTAGATCGTCGGAGTGGTGGCAACACGTGGTGCCATAGGCGTCTTCACGGATCGTGAAGCAATCATTGCGCCAGTACTTGACTACCGTGCCGACATACCACGGACGACGAGTGGCGTGATCGAGCACCTGGACCCGTTGGCCGGGCTTGAATCTACGCACTAAATTGCCCCAGTGCATATTACTATCCATGATCGTTCTCCGTTTCGGCTCGGTTATGCACCGCAACCGCTCACCTGTACGTGAGCGGCACGGAAGATAGCCAAACCACTACTCGTCGCAATCTGCGGTCAATTCAGGTAGCCCTAGCTCTTGCCGCTCTTGCGCAATCTCCTTTAACAGCTCCGTGAGGCGAGCGTGACGCCCGTCTAGGTCATCCGGGTAATCGGCGTCGACATCCTCTAGCTTCTCACTTGCATGGATGTACGCCGATTCACTCTTCATGGCAAAGTCCTCGATAGCCTCCGACGCGCGATAATAAAGATCCGACACCTGATCGAAGGTGTGATGCTCGGTAATCAGTTGCCAGGCAGGGTCATCGCTACTAACTTCCCCCCGCCTAATCTGGCCCGACACTGACATCAGCAGGCCGACCAGGTCATCAATGCTCGTGGTTTGCGCATCGATACTCACCCGGTAATACGTTGGTTCGGTGCTCATAATCTCCACTCCTAAACGATCTCTGCTGTGCTTTCCTCGGTGAAATGTAGTTCCGCGCGTTCAATCAGCCGGTTAGGGTCGATACCAGCGGCGACCGCAGCGTGCATAAGATCCGCCACCAGGTCACCAGCAACGGACAAAAATTCCCCGCCGTTCGTTAGGTCGCTAACGTCGTACTCCACTGGATTGAACATTGCAGCAAACGCGCGCAACGCGGTATGCGCGTGCTTAACCCGTTGACTGTTAGTCAAGGTTGGCTCAATCGGGGCAACCTCGGAATAAGGGCGCCAACCCTGCACCGTTTCGCTGCGATACCAGCGGGCTTCCTTATTGTAAAGATCGACTAGATAGCCTGACTTGCACGCCGCCTCCGCATCCTTCCTACGCGGATAACCGTTGATCATCGTTCCGTGCGCTGTGCGCAAGTGCCACCGTTTGCCGACCTTCACAACTTGCCACGTGTTCGGCGGGTTGGTGGCATGTTCGGCAGGGTTAGAAAATAAAGCCATGGTGATCTCCTGACTGTTATATGCCCTAGTAGGCAAGCCAACCGTCCGACAATCGCCGGACGCCTGGAGACTTACTAGGACTGCTGATAGTGATACTCGGTCGTGACCGTGGGCGGTCCGGAATGCACAGTCACCCAAGTTTCAATGATTGACGAGTCGGACGGGTCATCCTCGAATGGGCGCCGCGCCTCGAATACCCAGCCAACGGCTAGCGGGGGCGCGTCCTTACGGTCCACGTAAATCTTGCCCGTGCACCGCCCGTAGCTTTTGCTAAGGCTACGGTAAAGCGTGCCACGATCACCGGTGAACGTTTCATATACTGGCGACTCGCCTAAACCGCACCGGTCACCGTTGTCACGGATAGATATGCTCGTTTCCTGTATCCATAGGTTGGGCATCATGCGCTCCTTGCCTGGTTGGTTATGTGCCCTAGTAGGCAAGTCAGCCGTCCGACGCAATGGCGGACGGCTGAGGACTTACTAGGGAGACTTCCTACTTAGGAACGGTCGCCGCGCCACGCTGGCACGGTGGTCTGTGAATCTTTCAGGTCTCTAAGGTGCACATAGCCTGCCTCAGTAGCGACCTGCCCCTGTTTGGTTTGCAACAGCAAACCAGCCCGCTGTAAGAAGCTGATCGATTTCTTGGCGTCGCTATCGCCCACATAGGTCACGATCGGATCGATCCCGATCGGTGTACCCATGAAATGCACCGCCACCGCTTCGAGCACGCGCCGATCCAGATCAGTCAGCCCTAGCGGATCGATCTCCTGCACAGCCATGGCCGCCACCACGTGAGCAGCGGTGATCGCCTTCGCTTGCCCCGCTTTATCGATCGTGCGACGCAACAACCGCAACGCTTCCCGAGGCGTGCCCCGTGACCGGCGCGCTAGATCGGCGGCAGCTTCCGGCGTGATCTCCCGCAGCTTTAACTCAGCGTTCCGCGTGATGATCTGCGCCAGCTCGTCCACCGTGTAATAGGTGACGCTAGCGGTCAGGTCGAAACGACCACGGAATGACTCGTCAAACTTGCCGGGCTCAGTGGTCGCCGCTATGAACGTGAACTGAGGCAGCTTCACCGGGTCAGCTTCACCAGGAACCGAAAACTCCCGATCTTCGATAGCTGAATACAGTAAGAGCAGCGTGGTCGGCATCACCTTGTGAGCCTCATCTAAGAACCACACCATGCCCTCGTCTACCGCGCGTAAGGCCTTAACCATGCTAGGCACGCTGCGCACCGACGTTGACATCGTCACCCGCAACGGGACACCTAAACGGTTCGCTACTAGCTTCGCTAGCGAGGTCTTACCTAGACCACCCGCGCCGGTAATGAGAATATCGCCTGGCATCTCGTGGCGGTCCATAGCCGCATCCACTAGTTCTATAATCTGCTCACGCGCCGCCCGTTGACCTATGAAGGCCTGTAGCGACGTCGGACGTAGCGCAACCATCGCTACCCATCCCTTCTGTTAGAAAAAATTCTGAAAAGAACAGGCGACCGCTTAGCGCAAGATCACTCGCCGCGCATCCGTTCGATATCGGCGCGCGTGCGGTCCGTGTAGGTGAGTAGAGCGGCCTCGATCCATGCGTCCGTCTCCGTGATACCGAGCTGGGCAGCTGCGGCAGTGATGATCGCCGTCACCTGCTCCGGTATCCGGTACGTCTTCTTACGCACCGGGCCGAACTCCGCAGTCCACCTACTCTTATGGGCAACCATCGTGGACACCTCCTGATCAGTGCGCGCCAGCGCTAGCTGCCAGGATCATCCACACCACGTACAGGACTGGCAACGTGAGGATGCCCGCCACGTAACCCGCCGCGAAAATATGCACGATCTCGCGGACCAGGCCACCCGTGATACTGGTGACTGATAGTCGCGTGCTAGTGCGCGTAGACATGATGATCTCCTAATCTTGACCTCGCGTCTTAACGCGCGATAGTTGATTGCCCTAGTAGGCGTCGATACTTAATCGAGTAGTCCCGGCCGGATTCGATCCGACAACCTCGCGTCATGTTCGGGACCTCCGTGCTTACTCGGCATCCTCGCCATACTTAATACCGAGGATCAAATCGGCCGCGCGCTGCGCTTGCGCCGCTGCGGTAATGATCAGTTTCTTATCGCCACGCAGTACCCGCACCCATGAGGCGAGATAGCTAGCCGAGTTAGGTAGGGTCACCGCACCGATACCGGTCATGCCGGATAGGAACGCTGAGCCCAGCTCCGCTACTAGCTCTTCCCGCGAATAGTTCTCATCACCGAACTTATGGAACGTGAGCAAGTCCGGCCGCGCTAACCGGTCCTTATGGCCCGTGCTATGCGTCGTCTCGTGAAACCATGCCCCATAGAAACACTCGGGACTGTCGAACGCGGAACGCTCTGGCATACGCACAATGTCGCTCACGTAGTTATACGATGCGCTATTGCCACCGTAAACCAACTGCGGGCAGCCGTGAGCGTAGTAATCAGCTAACGCTGACTCGCACGCCTCGACAGGATCGAACTCGACAGAATCGGTAGGGCTAGCGCCAGGCGCGGGGGGAACGGTCAAACCATCGGCCTGATCGGTATTGAAAACTTTGAAATACCGCAGCACAAACGCACTACGATCTTCCTCATCCGCAGTCTTAGCCTTGCGCACGTACCGTTTCCAGAAAACGATCATCGTGCCCTTCTCACCCTTGCGAACCTGTCCGCCCCGTTCCTTAATCTGGTCATACGTTCCCCACCATGGCGAGCTATAGCCCATGCTGATAGCGGTCATTTGGAGTAGGAATGGGTTAACACCCCGGTATGGCTTGCCCGTACTCAGCGAACGCGGGAACGTCGAAACGTCCGACGTGTTCCGCCACGGTTGGTGCCACGGCGCCGTACCGGCGTCGAGCATCTCGATAATCTGATCGGTCACTACCTGGTAAACATCGGTGGGACTATCAGGCCCGCTAGCGCTACGGCTAACGGTGCTGCGCCGCGCGGTGCGACGGCGCGCCAGTGTTGCGGTACTCATATTGGGTTGCTCCCTAGTTTCGGCGTAGGGGGAATGAATAGATGCCCTAGCGGGCATGCCCACTGTCCGACCACGGCCGGACAATGAACAAACGCGCTAGGCGTGTCACTCGGGAATAATGTGCTTGCAAGCCACTAGCTCGCCGGGATGCTTACCGGCGCATTTGATCTTGCCGAGTTTGCGATCCGCAACGGCAGCTTTCGACCGCGCGAACGCCTCAGCCTCATCAATGGCGCTACCGGCTATAGCCTCGTAATGTTCGCCACTTCCCATAACATGGCGCTTACTCGGGAACGCTTGCGACCACATACGGAAGTACAGACCCGTACCGGAAGTGGTCATCGGTGCCGCTTGGCTAACATCGCACAGATTGCAACACAATTCAGCCGCAGTGCCAGACCTAGTGTCCTGCCCGTTAATCACCCGGTTAAGGATCTCCCGGCAATGCGACCGATACACCCACTCATGCCCCATTAACTCATGAGTCGGGGTCAGCAGGATGAAGCAGTGATAAAGAGTGTCAGCGTCGGACGGTGAACGGCGCGCAGCCTTCACAATCTCATCTTCCGCCCAGTCCATTTGCTCAAACAGCGCGGCTAGGCCACTCGAAACATCCTCGAATAGTTGAGTCAGTGCGGCCGTTGTCGGTTCTAATGTCGTTGTCATTGTTCCACCCGTTCGGATAATTCACACAATGAGAATTGCCCTAGCGGGCATGCCTCACCGTCCGATCAATCGCGCGGACGGTGAGCAAACGCGCTAGGCCTCTTAATCGTCTAGCCCAGTGTTCGGGTCAAACTTCCGCGCGAACCTCGCCGCGTTATCCGGTTCACGCCGCCGGGCCTACCGTCCCGTGGTTCGACGTTCGTCGGCGCGTTCTCTGCGCTCGTCTTGCCGTCGCTCGCACTCCAGGCAGACCATGACATCTCGTGTCGTTACTAGTCCGTTGCTGAGTACGAAACCGCGCCGCCTCTTGACTAGCTCGCACGCGTGTTTATCTGATTTGTTCCGACTTGCCATGCCGTCTCCTTAGATCCGGGTGGGCCTTGCCTACCGACCGCGTGGCCGGACGGTCAGTGATGCGATAATGCATAGCGTCGCTGCGAACACGGCGCCGGTATTGTTGGACTGTGCCAGCGCAACGGCCGTATCGGCAGTTGCGACCAGCAGCAGCAGGATCGACAGTACGATCCGCGCGTGGTATTGGATAGTCTGTGTCACGGTGATCACTCCCTATCGGTCCGTGCTGGTCAAGTGGCAGATGGCGGAATCGAACCGCCCGGATTAGGGTTACCAACCGCATGGCCGCCTAGTTGGCGCGGTAACACCTGCCGTACTTTGGATCTTGTTTTGCCCAGTTGCTTACATCAGGGCGACGATCTAGGCGGTTCCCGTTCGGGGTTAGCTACCTGATCGACCCTCGATCTCGTACCATCGAGGTGGCTTAGATTCAGTTGATAAGGATCAAGATCTCAAGATCTTCACCGCTAGGCTCTGATCTCGGATCTACTTGCTATTTACTTTGATGTCTCAAGTGTATGGCAGCTTGACTCATATAACTAGTGTTATCACCCGAATGCCACAAGATTCTTTACCTTGTTTTCCCAGGCCAGCGGCACGACACAACACGCACAGCTAATTAAAATGTCACGGCAAATAACAATTGCAATAGAGATCAACTAGTCAATAGTAAATGATCACACAAGATCCGAATTGATCCACAACAAACGATCACACACAAGATCCGATCCGAAATGATCAAATGAAGCCGAAATGATCCACATAATTTGCAGTCACAAACCATTACTGTGCACGTAGTATCACACAGAGTAATTCGGACAAACATCATTACTAGTACAGGTAGAACAAACAACTTTTTTAAGAACAAATTTTCAAAAGGGGAT